AACGTCTGAGAGATGGCGGTGCCGCCAGCCTCAGCCTCCACACCCGTCGACGCCAGGGCGTTCGCGAAACCGAGCACGTCAGCCTCGGACATGCCGACCTGCTTGCCGGCCGCCGCGATCCTCATGCTCATCTGAGTGATGTCACGCTCAGTCGACGCTCCGGCGTTACCCAGGGCGACAATCGTCGCGCCGATCCGCGACGCGTCCCCCTGGGCGGTGCCCATGATGTTCATCATCTGGGCGATAGAGGTGGCCGCCTCATCCGCACTCAGGTTGGTTGACTCGCCCATCTCCACCATGACCTGCGTGAACCCGGCCACGTTCTCCCGCTGGATGCCCAGCTGGCCGGCCGCTTCGGCAACGCCGGCGATCTCCTCATGGGACGCCGGCAGGATCGACGTGAGGCCGCGCAGCTGCCCCTCCAGGGCGGCCATCTGCGACACATTGCCGTCCACGGTCTTCGTGACACCGGCCCAGGCTGACTCCCAGTCGGCGGCGGCCTTCACCGCACCCACCACAGTCGACCCGATGACCGCGCCCACCTTCATGAAGGTGGACCCGGCATGCCCCAGCTGGTCGGCGTTCCGGGTGACATACGCCCCGGCGGTGCGGATCCGGCTGCCCGCCTTATCCATGGAGTCGCCGGACAGCTTCGCCGCCGACCCGAACTGCCTGGCGGCGGATCCGGCCCGCTTGAAGCCGTCGACGACCTGCTGCACCCCGGCGAGGGACATGACTGTCTGCACGCGAGCCATCGGTCACAGCACCTTTCAGTTGTCAGGGTTGGGCTTCTTGATCGCCACGAGACGACGCACCTCGGGCATCTCGTCCAGATCGGTGCCCTCGGCCTGCTTGTCGGCCTTCTCGTGGCCGCGCTTCCAGCGGGCCATCGCCACGCACCGGCGGCACCACACCGGCCCCACGGAGAAGCCGTAGCCGGGATCGTCGGCGATGGGCGGCTGATCGGTCAGGTACTCGTCCAGATCTCCGCCGCACTGGCTGCACCTATGCGCCTCGATGTGGGCGCGGGCGCGCATGATGTCGCGCTCGTCGTCGTCCCACTCAGGTTCACGCGTCGTCATCCACTCGGCGGGACGGCCCTCTGCGTCCCGGGCCGTGACACGCGTCGTCTCCCGTGGCTCCCACCCGTGGAAGCGGCGCAGAGACAGGCCCAGCGAGTGGGCCGTCTCCACGTCGTCGAGGATCAGCGGGTTCTTGTGGAGGGCTTCGACGAGAAAGGGGTCTGCACCGTCCGCCGGTTCATCGCCATCACGAGCGTGTGGGCCGCATCCAGCAGCCCGTAGTTCATGGAATCAGCGATCTCAGGCCACATGCCGAGGTCGACCGGCTTCCCGTTCTGCTCGGCGCCCGTGTAGCACGCCAGGCACAGAGCGTCGAGGAAGGCCCCCATCCGCTCCTCATCCTCATCGGGTTTGAGCTGATTCACCAGGTCCTGATATGTGCCCGGCGTACAGGCCCGGAACACCAGATCCACAGTGACCGCGCGACCGCGCTCCTCCACCTCGGCCAGCTTGGCCTCCAGGTCGGCAACCGCGGCGGCCTCGCGCCGATCAACGTCGGCGGTGTCGGCGGCGCCCATCGTGTCCTCGGCGGCCTTCTCGAGCGCCCGCCGCTCCGCATCGAAGGGGGAGTGCACCCCGTCCAGTTCGGCCTTGACGGCCTCATACTCGTCGGAGATCGAATCATCCAGCGTGTAGGAGATCCGCACGGTCGATGCCGACGAATCCTGCTCACGCCTCTTCTTCAGCAGCGCCCGCAGGTCCGGCGCGGTCTTCACATCGTCAGCCATCAGTGGCCCTTTCTCATCGCTCAAAGATGCAAGGGAGGGGCGGAACTATCGCAGGTGTCCGCCCCTCCATATTCGATTGTTATCCAGTTGTGATTCCGCCCACTCAGGCGATCGCAACCTGATTCGCGTTCATCGTGAACGACGTCATCACGGTCCGGTAGTACTTGCCGGTGGTGACAGGCTTCACGAAGTCGGCGCCGGTGGTGACGGTGAACCCGGTCACCACATCCCCGGCGGCCAGCTCCTGCTTCTGCGGGACACCCATCCGGAGGTACATGTAGCCGGTCGAGTTCGCCTCGATCTGCTTGGCGGCCAGGTTGCCCTTCTCGGCCTGATCGCCCTTGCCCTGCGGGTCCACAATGTGGCTGATCGACTTCTGGTCGAAGCTCTGCTCGCCGAAAGCCTCACGCTTCGCCGCATCGCAGAATCGGGAATCATCCTCGGTCTCCTGCGCCAGATCGAGGCTGTCCAGGGCGTCCTTCTTGAGGTAGCAGGAGATGTCCAGTGCCGAATCGGCATTCAGCTCGGCCAGGGTGGGCTTGGACGGGTCGGCGGGGCTGGTCTTCAGCCAGATCGCCAGGTTGTTGCCGGGCGCCTGGACTCCTGCCGGGAAGATGTCCTCCATGAGTCCTGCGGTCATGACTGCTCCTTCTTGTCAGCCGCCGGCTTCGAGGCGGCGATCTTGGAAATGATGGTGTGCTCCTTGCGGGGAAGCGGGTGGCCGTAAGCGTCGACGGCGGGCTTGTCGAGCACGCGCATCCCCGGCATGGGGAAACGCACGGAATGCTCGGACCTGCCACCGTCGGCATCGGTCACCTCGACGCGGACGTAATCCGCCATGAGATGCTCCTAAATGTCGAATCGGTAATGCAGTGAAATGGAATATCGGATGTCGGTGGCCACTGAATCGTCGCGGATCACCTCGGACGTGTCGGTCAACCTGAGCGCCGTTCCATCGGGAAAGGGGCGCCATCCACGCATGGACCTCATCGCGAGATCCGTGGTGCGCAGCGCCTGCTCACGGGAGAACCCGCAGCAACGGAGTACGAAGGCCCCCTGCGCGTCCGACACCTCGTCGGACAGACGGGCGTCCCACTCGCCTCCGGCGCTGATGTCCGCCACGACATAGCCCCTCGCGGGCCTGTCTGGCGGATCGGCGAGTACGTAGGCGTCAATGGTGGCGATGGCGTGGAGGCGCGCGTCGAGCAGGTCGGCGAAAGTGAGACGCTCATACATCGCGGGCGATCTCCTCGGCGGCATGCTCGACCAGCTGGGGGAGGATCCGGCGAGCCTCCTCGGTGGCGGGCTCCGCGAACGGATGCGCCGCCATGCGAGACGTGCCGTGCTCCTGGAAGGTGGCGTAACGCACTCCGGTGGGGCCCACGTGCGCGATGATGGTGCCGGATCGCCCGTCACCCTCGACCTGCACGTTCAGGGACCCCTTCAGGCGCCCGGTGCGCACGGGCACATGCGCCTCCTGCACCTTCAACACCTCGTCCGCTGCCTGCCTGATGGCCCTCGTCCCGACTGGCCCGACGCGGCCGGACGCGGTGTCCAGCTTGGCGGCCAGCTCCTCAGCGTTGGTCCTGATCGGCACCCTGCACCTCCTCGCAGATGATCCGGCGCTGCACGCTCCACGTGCCGCCCTTGACGGCCGAGACGCGCAGACGCACGCCGAGCAGGCGTGGATCCGCCGAGGCGTCGAACACGACCACCATCCCGGGCTGCACGGGCGTGTCCCACGGGGCGCGGACCGTGACCGGGGCTGCAGTCACCTCGGATCCGGCTGACTCGACGCGTTGCCTGTCCTCTGACTGACGGCAACCCAGGGGGCCCGTGTATGCCGGGACGACCGTCTCGACGATCTCCCCGGTCTCGCGGTCGAGGTGACTCTCCAGGGTGCCGATCACTCCGTGGTCGGTCATCGCCGATTCAGCCTCAGCCCGCAGGTGTGGCAGTTCGGCCGCCAGGTCCTCACCGAGCATGACTGGGCCCCCATCCCCCTGGCCGGATCGTGAACGCCTGCGAGGCATCCTCGTCCGGGGTGAGCAGGTCGATCCACTCGGGACGCAGCACAAGCCCCTTCGCTGACGTGTCGAACCGTCGCAGGCTCGACGCGTCATCGACGGACACCTGCACCTGGGTGGCGCCGTCGGCAGGGCGGCGGAAACGCTCCGCTACCATCTGCACCACGACGTACTCGACCATCTCAGAATCTAGCCGGGCGATGTCCCCGACCTTCTTCGTGATGATGGCAAGCGCCTGGGCGATCCACTTATCGGCCTGCCGGGTCTCGGCGTCGGTGAGCGTCCGTCCGAGCTCGACGCCGATGTCATCGGCCGTGACGGTCAGCACGAGTCAGCCCTCCCGGTCGGCATCCTTCGGCTTGCGGCGCCGCGCCACCTTCGGCTGGTCGAGCACCTCAGGGTTGGTGATCAGGCCGGACAGGATGTCCGGGCACTCATCACCAACCATGAGGGCCACCGGCTCCCCAGTGACGGGATGCGTGACCACGGTGGCCGCCTTGATGATGGCGGCCATGATCACAGCACCTTCGCCGACAGAGACAGGTTGGCGTTGGCCAGCACCGGCAGGGCGATCGCGTCGCACAGCACCTCGGCGATGTGCGGGGGCTGCTCGCCGCGGTACACAGCGGCCACCAGGCCTGGGGCGTCCTCCACGGCGATGCCGTAGGTCTCCTCGGCCGAGCTGAGGGTCTCACCCCAGTAGGTGGCGCCCAGCTGGTTCGCGCCGGCGGACGGGAGCATCAGCACCCGATCATCGGGCAGGACCGGGCCGGTCTTGGTGCGCCGGTTGTACAGCGACACCGGCGGCAGCCCGTAGGCGTCCAGCAGGGCCAGCACGTCCGCCTGGGTGGCGGGACGCTGACCGGTGCCCGACAGGACAGGCTTGAACTGTGCCAGTCGCGACAGGGCCGACAGGGCCCGGCGCGACATGAGGATCGCCCCCGGCTCCTCGCCGTTCTTGTCGACGTACAGCTGACGCCACGTGTCCAGCTGCCCCAGCGCGTCGGTGTCGGTCTCCGACCACAGAGCCGGAGCCGTCAGAGTCAGCGCGGAATCACGCCCGAAGTCGTCGTCGATCTTGAAGTTCGACTGCGAGATGGTCGCCCTGCCGGTGTTCAGCACCACGCCTCGGGTCCGCTCGATGCGGTCGGCGACGCCGTGCACGATCCGGTCGGCCTCCTTGAGGATACTGTTGCGCATCGCCTCCTCGGGGGCGTTTCGCAGCTTCAGCTGCCGGTACTCGGAGACGACGTTCTTGAGTCCGACGGCGGGCAGGTCGATGGTGACCCGCTCCTCCTTCGCGCCACCGCCGATCTCGATCTCCGCATCGTAGGAACGGAAGCGAGCCTCATCCACCAGCCCAGCCTCGCCCTTCCAGAAGCGGGCCGAGATGTCCGGCACGGTCTCGTTCGGCAGCCACTGAGCCAGCGACCCCTGCGAGATCTCGTAGTCCTCCAGGGAGGCGCGCATGTAGCCGGTCAGTTCGGCCGGCTCGATGATGTCAGTCCACAGGGCCATGATCAGTCAGTCCCTCCGATGAAGGTGAATCCGGAAGCGTCTCCGGCGGCGTGGGTGAACGCACCACCGGGGAGCTTGGCGGTCTTCACGAGGCCGTGGCGCAGCACCGGCGCGGGAATGTCCTCCACGCCGTCAGTGCCGACGTTGAACAGCACGAAGCCGAGCTGCTCACCTACGGCGTCGGTCCAGGGCTTGACGGCCCCTTCGTCGGCAGTGTTGACGGGGAGCCCGGCCGGAAGGAAACCGTCCGGGTAGTGAGTCGCCTTCGTGAAGGCCGAGATGTCGATGGTGCCGGTCCGCGCATTGCGGATGCCGTGCCCGGAGGCCAGCCACGACGAGTCATCGCCGCCGAAGGACTCAATCTTGAGTCGAGGCATTGTTTCATCCCTTCTTGGAATGTCGGTTCTTGAACAGGTCCCTGCCAGCGCTCACCGACGACCCAGCGTCCCCATGGGAGGTGAGGCCGGTCGACGGGTCAGGCTTCGGAGTGCGCGGGGCCGCGGCGCCGAGCTGCCCGCCGATGGACTTCGCGT